ATACCAGGGCACCAATCGGCCCTACAAAGAGCTCCTAAAACGTCGTCTCCATATAAATTGATACACGCTTGTCGGCACTCCTCAAAGGTCGGTAATCTTCCAAAATAATCTATTTTAAGTTTTATCAAAAAATACATCATAATGTTATTGTGTGCGAGAGTATTATCCGTGGTGGTTTTGCCTGACCCGGACGAATTCCCAGTTTCCTTTTGGAATAAAGTCCCATCTGGCATAGCACAAATTGGATTTACCGTATTTCTAACTACATAATCAATATGATCTTTCGCGGCTTGATCAACCATTGCATGGTAGCCCAACCATTCTTTGCGCATATCATAGACTGGCTCAAGGAAAATTCTACGATCATATCCCGAACAGTCACCTGTCCAGAACAAATCATTATGTTCCATAGATTTAGCCAATCTATCAGCGCCACCATATTGGCGGACAAACCCGTAACGGGACCACTGTCTCGTAAAATCATTACCATATTTCTTCATTGCATAATCTTGTGGTTCAAACCAAAACTTTTGATGACAAAGGAAGGGTAAATCAGGAATAAAATAGGTACGCAATTTCAAGCGCGCCACATCGTCTTCACTTAGATATTCCACCTTAGGCACCACTATCCAGATCGGATCGTGCTTCCTTTTGAGTTCCTCCTCGAAAGAAGGATCAGAAATTAAGTCACCTTTTGTTTTAAATTTATCGATGTACGGTTTACCAGGAGATGAATTATTATTGATATCAAATATCGGACAAGGTCTAACGTCTGAACAATAATCATACATTCTCTTGGTGTATTGTTTTGCTAACTCAAAAATATCGTCATCTGGCAGAACAGGGAGAACATCGCACTTTCGTACGGAAATCTCAACCCGCTCTGGATTAATAACGGCTTTTGTGTGATCTGCGAGATCACGGACCCACTTATATTCCGGGTAGGCTACCTCAAAACGCTCCCACCAGGGACAGAGAGATGCTCCGGCATCTACAATCTTATTCCCGGTTCGAGTTTTACTGGCGTTACCTAACTGCTTCATATTCTTAAAATTAAGGGACTTCCCGGTAGTCCGGTACGTCGCCATAATTTCTGGATGTAGGTTCAAGTTATATACATTACAATTACTCTCATTGGCGCCCTGTGGCACCAAATGTTGACCCCTAATCTTTATTGAGCCGGGGGTGGGCTCTCCTTCTGAAAAAGCGATTTTCCAATGCGAAGGTTCTCAGTCACGCTAGCAAAAACGTTGGAAGTACCAGTGGTACCAACGTGGATACCTAGCAA